AACTCATTGACCTTTAAAACAAGCGTGAATGATAAGTTGATTAACTACACCTTAGATTTCGAGTACGCATTTGATAAGATTAACAACATCCGATAATGAAGCAAGAGGTTCAGTTATATATCGAAGGACAGAGAGTGGACTTGTTTAACGATGAGACCATTCAGATAACTTCATCAATTCAGAATGTAAAGGACATCGCTAAGGTGTTCACGGACTATTCTCAGACATTCACTTTACCTGCATCTCAAACAAACAACAAAGTATTTAAGCGTTACTATAATCCAGATGTCATAGGAGGGTTCGATGCAAGATTCAAAGTAGATGCGGTCATAGAAATAAACTACCAACCATTTAGAACTGGTAAGATAAAACTTGAGGGAGTAGATCTAAAAGACAATGTACCATCTGCGTATAAGATTACTTTCTTTGGTAACATCGTTAATCTAAAAGACCTACTTGGAGAAGACCAATTAGATGGTTTAAACTGGTTATCTAACTTTGATACGATTCATAGTTACGATAATGTAAAAGCATATCTACAAAACGGAAGGGATTTTACGATTGATTCGGTATCTTATACTGATGCTATTATCGCTCCGCTTATAAGTGCTGAACAAAGATGGTATTATGATACTGCCACAAATATTGCGGGTAGTGGAAATCTTCAGACTGTTGATAGTGGGCTAAGAGGTGCTTACTATAAAGATTTTAAGTATGCTATTAGGGTATATTGTATTTTAAAAGCAATCGAAAAGAAATACACTATTGCGAATGGGTATCCAGTAAACATAGTGTTTAGCGATGACTTCTTTAGCACATCTGAGACTGACTTCTATGGTCTTTATATGTGGTTACATAGAGAGAAGGGAAGGTTTGGTTTATCAGGCACAAGGAATACTTATTTAAGCACTATGAATCCTGAATCTTGGGAAGGTGTGGTAATGGGTACAAACAACTTTAGCATATTTGATATATTTAGTTTTAGTGGTACTTTATATTATGAGTTTACGCTAAACTTAGTTGTATCTACCTCTGGTGCTAATTTCAATGTGTACTTAGAGAGAGATGGTAGTGTTGTAGAATCTAAATTGGCTAATACTGGTTCTACGAGTTATGCTTTATCGTTTGCGAATCTTACTCAGAACGGAAACTATAAAATCAGAATAGAACACACTACGGGATTCAATGTTATATCTACATCAACTATTGATCTGGTGGCGAACTTTAGTGGAGGTGCTCCTGAGTCTAACACTTTCACTTTTACTGCCAATCAGACTATCTCTACCGATGATAACTTTATCATAACGAGCAACATTCCACAAATGAAAGTAATTGACTTTCTAACTGGATTGTTTAAGATGTTTAATCTAACAGCATACGAAAGAGATGGTGAGATTGTAGTTAAGCCTTTAAATGATTTCTATGCATCTGGAAGCACTTTTGATATTACAGAGTTTGTAGATATGTCTCAGTCATCAGTAAGTCCATCTACGCTATTTAAACAGATTAATTTCCAATACGCAGGATTAGGTTCTTTGTTTGCAGTAAAACACAAGGAGTTATTCAATCTTGATTGGGCTACTGAAGAATATGCTTTAGAGGATAAGTTTGATGGAGATGTTTATGATGTTACCGCACCATTCGAACACCATAAGTTTGAAAGGATTTATAATGATGCTACGGGTGCATCTACAAGTATTCAATGGGGATGGTCAGTTGATAAACTAAATGATGATGGAACTGGCTCTAATTATTTAGGTCTTCCATTATTGTTTTACGCACCTCTTAGTGGAAGCACATCTATCAGACTAAGAAACGATGCATCATTTGATAGCGTTACTTCTTACTATGTTCCGAGCAACTCAGTTTCTTTATCATCTTCAAATACGATAAACTATAAAGCTGAATTGAATGAGTACACTAATACGGTGTTTAACGATACTTTATTCTCTAACTATTATTCTGATTATATCTCGGATGTATTTAATGCTCAGACAAGACTTACTAAAGTAACTGCATATTTACCGATTAAGATTCTAACTCAATACAAACCCGAAGACACCTTCATAGTATCGGATAGAGCATATAAGATAAACTCAATTACAAGCGATTTAACGAACGGAAAAAGTGAAATCGAACTAATCAATATAGTATGATAAAAAACATCTTAGATCTACTCCCATTCGCTAAAGGAGAAACAGAATACATAAGAATAGCACAAGGTAAGTACAACCTACCAAGTAGTATCAAAAAGACAATGCAACAACTCAAAAAAGAAAACCAATGGCAAAAATAGTAACGGTCAAAGTAGTAGCGGACACTAAAGATGCTATTCAAGACATCGATCAGGTATCGGACTCTTTAAAGCAATTAGATAGTCAATCTAAGAAAGCGACTGATGCTCAAGAAGGATTAACAGACCAAGTTACGAAGAATGGTGGTGCTATGGCACTACTAAACACTTTGACTGGCGGTGTTGCTCAACAATTCAAAGATGCTTACGAAGCGAGTGCTTTGTTCACTCAAGGTCTTAAAGGAATGACTCTTGCTCAGATTCGTTTGAATGTAGCAATGGCAATCAATCCTCTAACTGTTGCGGTAACGGGTGTATTGGCTTTAGGTGCTGCTATTGTAGAGTATGGTTCATCACTAACGGATGGAGTTGTATCGAGAACTGAAACCTTTATGAACTTTATTAAGTCTATTGGTAACCCACTTGGATTCGCTGCAAGACAAGCAGAAAGTTACGCTAAAGGATTAGTAGCTATTAAAGATGCACAAGATGAACTACAACTTGATAGAAGTATCAAAGTTCTACAAGCGTTTGGAAAAAGCACCATCGACTTAGAAATAGATTTAGCACAAAGAAAACTACAAGCACTTAAAGAAGGAGAGGAAGGATACGATGAAGCATATACAAACCTTTTGATTCTAAGAGCGAGAAGGGCTAAGGAGTTACAAGACAAACAATTATCCGATCAAGAAAAAGCAAGACAAGAAAAGGAAAAAGAACTTCAATTAAAAAGAGCAGAGGCTTTACGAACCGATGGAGTTCCATTGCAAGAGGCACAAAGAACACAATACGAGTTATATGTTGATTTAGCAGAGGAGGCACTAAACGAAGAAGTAGAACTTTCACTTGAGGCAAATAAGAGAAGAATTGATGATGCTAAGATAACCGCTGATGCACTTCAAGAGATTAGAATGGCTGATATTAATAACATCGGTGCTGGGTTTGCTTTGATAGGACAATTAGCTGGAAGAAATAAAGCGTTACAAGCCGCTGCTTTGATTGGTGAGAGTTCAGTAGGTATTGCAAAGATAGTTATCGCTACTCAAGCCGCTAACGCTGCCGCTCGTTTAAAGTATGCCGCTATCCCTGGCGGTCTTGCTCTTGCCGCTGCTGAGATTAGTGCAAATAAGATTAGTGCTGGTATTGGTATCGCTGCGAATGTCGCTGCAACTGCTAAAGGTCTTGCTGGTCTTAAAGAGGGGGGGTCTCCATCAAGAGGAGTTTCTAATGTTGATTCGGGTGGAGTCGGAACTACTGCCCCTACACCTCCTTCTTTTAATGTTGTTGGTGCAAGTGGAACGAGTCAATTAGCAGATGTGATCGCTGGTGCAAATGCTAAACCTATGAGAGCGTATGTAGTAGCATCCGATGTATCTACCGCACAATCACTCGAGAGGAATATCGTTAAAGGAGCATCGTTATAAATACAAAATCAACCTTAAAAATCGTTAAGTATATATGAGCAATTTCAAGATAATCGAACTCATTTTAGATGAGGATAACGACATATCAGGAGTAGAAGCTATTTCGGTAGTAGAGAACCCTGCAATAGAGGAGGACTTTATAGCACTTAATTCTCAAGAGATAAAACTCGCTGAGGTATCAAGTGAGAAACGAATCCTAATGGGTGCATTACTTGTACCTAATAAGCCTATTTACAGAAGGAACGGAGAAGATGAATACTATGTGTATTTCTCTAAGGAAACTATCCTTAAAACATCTCAGAAGTTCTTAATGAAAGGGAATCAAAACAATTCTACTATGGAGCATCAATACGCTTTGAGTGGTCTTAGTTTGGTTGAATCTTGGATTGTTGAAGATGAGGTTCACGATAAGTCTCGTAAGTATGGAATGAATGTTCCCGTAGGTACTTGGATGGGATCTGTAAAAGTAAACAACGAAGAAGTGTGGAATGACTTTGTAAAGACTGGTAAGGTCAAAGGTTTTTCCATTGAGGGATATTACGCTGATAAAGCACAAAGACCAAAAGATTCTTTAGCTGAGTTACTTGCCAAAACCGAAGAAGAAGAAGCTGAGTATATGCTTGGTTTGGTTACTGGAATCATCAAAGGAGATAAGAGAGTAAAAGGCGGTAAGAAAATCGTTATGGAATCTTACACCGATTACCCTGATGCAGTTTCTAACAACGCTCAAAAAGGTATCGATCTAAACGAAAAGATAGATAACAGATGTGCTACCGAAGTGGGCAAGATTCGAGCTCAACAATTAGCACAAAAGAAACCTATCAGCGTAGAAACCATTAAGAGGATGTATTCTTATTTAAGCAGAGCGGAGGAGTATTATGCAGAGGGAGATAATGAGGCTTGTGGTACTATTTCGTATTTACTATGGGGTGGACTTGCAGGTAAGAGATGGGCAGAAAGCAAACTTAAAGAACTCGGTGAATTAGATGGCTAAGAAACAAACCGCTGGAATGGTTTACGAGAAACCAGATGTATCTCGACCTAATGTACACGCTAAGAGTAAGACAAGCGTTTTAAAGACAAGTAAGAACTATAAGAAACTATATAAAGGACAAGGAAGATGAGTACCACTTTTAATACATCATATAAAGTTCAAGCAGATGTAGATACGGATTTAGTTCGTAATCAGTACAAGATTGAAGAAGGTGCTTTTGTTACTACCGAGTCTGGAGTATGGACTGTTTTTAATGGTGCGTGGAGAAAGATATATCCACAAGCTGGAGAAGGCACAATGATAGGTTGGGTAAGATACGATGATACAGAATATACTTCATTAAATAAACTTGCCCTAACTAATGGTGTAGAAGTACACTTACCTAACAATGGAGGACTTATCACAAAGTCTCACGATGTTAGCTACTATAACATAGAAACAGAAAGGTTATTTGGAGATACCTCTAACGATGTTTATACACTTACGGTTGTCTTTAAGGCTACTTCTCCACAAGCACTAAACACACACTTGGATTTCACTATGACTGGTATTGTAGGATACGATAGGATAAACAAGTCGTTAACCTTCTCTAAGGGAAACAATGAGGAGCAGAACTTTCACGAAGTCTACCAATACTATGTGAATCAAGATTTTATCACTAATGGTGCTGAGTTAAGAATAATGAGTCACGGTGGCGATGCTTCTATTTGGGATGTTATATACTTTATTCAAAAAACTCAAAGCTATGCATAAGGAAGAAACTACACCAAGTGTAACAAGCCCAAAAGGAAGTGCGAGAGGATGCTTGTGTAAAGACAAGGACACTTATTCAAGAAAGTGTTGTGATGGCTCTCTATGGGCACAGGGAATAGGAAAAACAAGAGGTTGAAAATGCAAAATAATAATCACTAATCGTTATATTAATATGAAAAACCCTATCGAAATGCTAAAAGAAATCAAAAGCGTTCTTGGTATCGAGTTGAGTGGAGAGGTCATTGAGACCAAACTTGCTCAGATGATGCTTGAGAATGGTACTGTTTTGGAAGCTGAGGAGTTCGCTCCTGAATTTGAAGTGTTCATCGTTACTGAAGAAGATAAGATTGCTCTTCCAGTAGGCGAGTATGCTTTGGAGGATGGTCGAATCTTAGTTGTGGAAACTGAAGGACTTATTAAAGAAATCAAAGAAGTAAGTGGAGAAGAAGTTGTAGAGGAAGAAGTTATCTCTGAGGAGTTGGCTGAAGAACCTGCAATGGTCTCTAAAGAAGAATTTGATGCTTTAAAAGAAATGGTGCAGAAACTTTTAGAGATGTTGCAACCTAAGGAAGAAGAAGTAAAGATTGAAGACATTATGAAAGAAGAGATGTCTAAACCTGCTGCTGCTCCTTTGAAACATTCTCCAGAAGGCGAAGCTGCTAAAAAACAAATCGTATTCGGTGCTAATAGACCACAATCTACTAAGGACACCGTAATGTCAAGAATTTCACAAATTAAAAAATAACTAAAAACAAATAAAAAATGGCTACAAGTGTAAGTATTACAAGTTCGTATGCTGGTGAATTTGCAGGTCAGTATATCGCTGCTGCTCTTTTGTCTGGTGCTACTCTTAACAATGGTGGTATTACCATCAAACCAAATGTAAAGTTCAAAGAAGTTATTAAGAAAGTTGCTACTGATAGCAATGTTATCAAAGATGCTACTTGCGACTTTACCGACACCGCTACAATCACTTTGACTGAGCGTATCCTACAACCAGAAGAGTTCCAAGTAAACCTTGAACTTTGTAAAAAAGATTTTCATTCGGATTTTGAAGCGGTACAAATGGGATACTCTGCATTTGACTCTTTGCCTGCTGCATTCTCTGATTTCTTGATCGCCCACACCGCTGGTTTGGTAGCTGAGAAAACTGAGCAAAACATCTGGCAAGGTGCTACCGCTAACGCTGGTGAGTTTAACGGATTGGTAGCTTTGGCTACTGCTGATGCTTCTGTAATCGATGTAGTTGGTACTTCTGTAACCGCTGCTAATGTTATCGCTGAATTAGGGAAAGTAGTTGATGCTATTCCATCTGCTCTTTACGGAAAAGAAGACCTTTACCTATATGTTTCTCAAAATGTTGCTCGTGCTTATGTTCGTGCTTTGGGTGGATTCGGTGCTTCTGGATTGGGTGCTAATGGTGTTAATGCTGAAGGAACTCAATGGTGGAACAACGGAGCATTATCTTTTGATGGTGTAAAAATCTTTGTTGCTAACGGACTTGCTGACAACTACATTATGGCTGCTCAGAAATCAAACTTGTTCTTCGGTACTGGTTTGTTATCTGACCACAACTTGGTGAAATTGTTGGATATGGCTGACCTTGATGGTTCTGAGAATGTTCGTGTAGTAATGAGATTTACTGCTGGTGTACAATACGGAATCGGTTCTGACATCGTTCTTTATACTCCTGCTTAATTATCACTAAATTAATATAAGAAGGGTGGGTGAGCCAAAGTGCCTACCTGCCCTTTTTTAATAACTCTAAAACCTAAAAAACTATGGCTTGTTCTATCGCTAAAGGTAGAGTTCTTCCTTGTAAGTCTTCTGTCGGAGGCTTGAAGAATATCTACTTTGCAAATTACGATGATGCAGTTGCCGCTTTATCTCCATCTTCTGGGGTTATTACGATTGGTACTGCTGCAACATTCTACAAATACGAAATCAAAGGGAACTCATCTTTAGAGACTGCTATCAATTCATCTCGTGAGACAGGAACAACTTTCTACGAGTCCACTTTGAGTATTACCTTTACTTACTTAGATGCCGCTACACAAGAGGAGATTAAACTTCTTGCTGCTGGAAGACCTCAAGTAGTAATTGAAGACTACAACGGAAACTTCTTCTTAGTAGGTAAAGATCACGGTGCTGAAGTAACTGGTGGTTCTATTGCTACTGGTGCTGCTATGGGAGATTTGAGTGGATTCACCTTGACATTGACTGCTCAAGAAACTGCTCCTCCTTTCTTCTGTGCTGCTGCTCCTTCAACTTTGGGTGCAACAAATATCGACCCAACTGCATAACACATTCGGACTGCGTTACACTAAGGGAGGCTTTTTGCCTCCTTTTTTGTTTTACACACACAAAAGAGGGGAATAATATCGTTATATAAGTATGAAGAAATTAACCACAAGCACAGGTGAACAAACCATCAGGATTATTCCGAGAGTGTATCCAGATGAGATTACCTTAACCTTGAGAGATGATTCTACTAATACTTCCGTTTCTTATACGATAGAAAACAATCAATGGGAGTATTTAAACGATGAATGGCAACTTGCTGATTATACTTGGGAGACAACTAAGGGAATGTATATTCAAGATGGTTATTTATACATCACGAATAATTACGCTTTAGTTGAAGGTAGGTTCTATGATTTAACAATAGTCTCAGCGGGTGAGGTAATATATAAAGATAAAGTGTTTTGTACGGATCAAACGATTGACCAAGATACGAATAGTTATTACTCAGTTAATGATAGCGTATATACAACCGAGAACTCGTACGATAACGATTATATTATAATATGAAACGAAACATAGTAATACAACAAAAGCCTAAAAGCGGTACGGATGTTCGTGTTGTGAACTTGTCTTCTTATACTTCTCCTAAAGTGAGTGAGGTTCGAGGTAAGGAATGGGTAAACTACGGAGAGGATAACAACTACTATCAGTATTTGATTGATAGGTATAATGGTTCTCCTACAAACAACGCTATCATCAATGGTATCTCAGAAATGATTTACGGAAGAGGATTAGATGCAACTGATTCATCTCGTAAACCTGAAGCATACGCACAAATGATGTCTTTGTTTAAGAAGGATTGTGTTCGCAAACTTTCCTATGATTTAAAACTTATGGGTGGATGTGCTATTCAAGTAATCTACTCTAAGGATAGATCTAAGATTGCACAAGTAGAACACTTCCCTGTTGAAACTTTACGAGCAGAGAAAGCTAATGAAGATGGAGACATTGAGGCTTATTACTACTTTAAAGATTGGACTAAAGTTAAACCATCTGACAAACCTTTAAGAATACCTGCATTCGGTACATCTAAAGAGTCTATCGAGATTCTATTTGTGAAGCCTTACAGAGCGGGATTCTATTACTACTCACCAGTAGATTATCAAGGAGGTCTTCAGTACGCTGAATTAGAGGAGGAGATTTCAAACTATCACCTAAACAACATACTTAATGGACTCGCTCCATCTATGTTGATCAATTTCAATAATGGTATTCCAAACGAAGAAGAAAGACAACTGATTGAGAATCGAATCAAACAGAAGTTTCAAGGTTCTTCAAATGCTGGTAAGTTCATCTTAGCGTTTAACGATGATGCTAATGCTGCCGCTACCATTACACCTGTTCAATTAAGTGATGCACACAATCAATACCAATTCTTATCGGATGAATCGATGAGAAAGATTATGGTATCTCATAGGGTAGTTTCTCCTATGCTTTTGGGTATTAAAGATAACTCAGGTTTAGGGAACAACGCTGATGAGTTAAAGACCGCTTCTATCTTGATGGATAACACGGTTATTAGACCATTTCAGACACTTTTGATAGATGCCTTTGACCAAGTATTGGCTTACAACAATATCGCGCTTAATTTGTACTTTAAAACGCTTCAACCTTTAGAGTTTACCGATTTAGAGAACGCTATGGATTCTGAGACACGAGAAGAAGAAACTGGTGTTAAGATGAGTTCTGATAAAAGACCTTTTCTAAACGATGAGTTAGCGGAGGAGATTTGGGCAATGATTGAGGAGTTGGGGGAAGCTGAGGATGCTGAATACGAACTTGTAGATGCTCAAGATACGGAAGATGAACCAGAGGGTTTTGATGTTGAGGGTTATTTGAATGGTCTTATGCGTGAGGAGTTATCTGCTGATCAAAAGTCTTCTTTAGATGGAGATATTTGGAAAGTAAGATACAAGTATGTAAAAGGCACTAATAGAATACCACAAGGAGAATCAAGAGCGTTCTGTACTCGTATGTTAGGTGCTGATAAGTTATACCGCAAAGAAGATATTGATATGATGTCTTTTAATGGGGTGAATAACAAGTTTGGTCATAACGGACAAAACTACTCTTTGTTTAAATACAAGGGTGGAGTAAACTGCTATCATAGATGGGAAAGAAGAATCTACAAGAAGAAATTAAAGCAAAATGGAGAGCCTTACGCAGGAGATGCTTTATTCGGAACAAGATTCGTAAATGTAAACGAGGCAGTAAGACAAGGTTTTAAGATTAACAAACAACCTAAAGAGGTGGCTATTGCTCCAATAGATCTACCACGACAAGGTGCTTATCCATCATAATATGGCAGTAGCGTTATTTATTAAGAGAGAAGATTTAGTACGCAATTCTATTATCAATGGGAATGTAGATACTGATTTGTTCATACAGAACATTAAAGATGCCCAACAGATTCACATTCAGAATTATTTAGGTACTGACTTATACAACAAGATTTCAGCGGATATTATCGCAGGAACTTTGGGAGGTAATTACTTGACTTTGGTTAATGATTACATTCAACCTATGTTGATCTATTACGCTTTGGTGGACTATTTACCATTTAGTGCTTTTCAAGTAAAAAACGGAGGGATATTCAAACACATCTCTGAGAATGCTGAAAGTGCCACAAAGGAGGAGATAGATTTCTTGGTTCAAAAGTACAGAGACAAGGCAGAGTGGTACACGAGAAGATTTATTGATTATATGTCGTTTAACCAATCCTTATTCCCTGAGTATTATTCAAACACGAACAATGATATATACCCAGATAAGGATGCAACATTTCAAGGATGGGTTCTGTAATTTATAAACCAAAGGATAGCAACATTCAAAAACTAATCGTATTTCTAAAACAAAACAAAAATGTACAGAAATAACATCGGATGGGGATCAGTCTATACGATAGATGATGTAGTAGATGGTCAAGTAGATACTTACGCTGACTTAGCAGGATTAACTGATTTGTACAACGGAGATATTTACTTAGTAAAACAGACTACTGGTATTATTGGGTTTAGAAAGTTAGCAGGGTTGTATAGATGGGATGGCGAATCTTGGACTGCTTTACAGACTCAGTTAATGGGTAACTTGGTTTACTTTAACAATGCAGAAACTAACTTAACGAGTGATAATAGCCAAGATGCTATCAAAGAGATAAACAACAAAATAGGATACTGGGATTCTTAACAAACTAAAAATAAAACTATGGGAAGTTCATTAACTGGAACTAAAATTCGTGACACATATGACGCGCTCATTAAGGTGTCAGACAATGGTGCTTTAGATGGCACTTTACAAACTTTAACTGATGGATTGGGTAATAACTCAGCTCTCAGTTTATCTACTGCTGGAGCAAGTGTTACTGGTACTTTAGCGGTATCAGGCAATGCTGCTTTTGATACGAATACTCTTTTTGTGGATGCTTCTAATAATAGAGTGGGTGTTGGAATTGCGAGTCCGACAACACCCGTTGAAATCGTTAGCTCTGAAAATACATTATTGTACTTAAATTCATCTACTGCAACAGTTTATTTAAGGTTAGACGATGCAAATTCAATAAATGGTAACTTTATTGGTGCTACAACAAACGATATGCACTTTTGGACTAACAACACAGAAAGAATGCGTATAGATTCTTCTGGGAATGTAGGGATAGGGACTTCGAGTCTTACTGCTGCAGCAGGATATGGCACACTATCTATTAATGGAACAAGTGGCGGTCAAGTTGCTTTTCAAACAGCAGGAACTTTAGAGGCTTATATTTATAACACATCAAGCGTATTAGATATAGGAACTGTAAGCGGAAATGATATTACTATATCAGCAGGAGCAACAGAAAGAATGCGCATAGACTCTGATGGTAATGTAGGGATAGGGGTTACACCAAGTGGTGCTAAGTTGCAAGTATATTCAACTGGGGCACAAGATAATGTAGTTAAGATTCAGAATGGTCAAGCAGGATACGCTTCTGTGCTTCAATTACAAAACGCTACCGATGGAGGTGCTATTTATAATTACATCTCATCTGGAACTGTTGGTTCAACTGCAATGTGGCAAATTGGTGGAGGTGCAGCAACTAATACAATGGCTTTATATACTGGAGGAACAGAAAGAATGCGTATAGATTCTTCTGGGGTAGTACAAGTAAGAAATCAATCTGCGGTCTTTCAGCTTTACAATACCGACACTTCGGTAACTACTGGTCAAGAATTAGGAAGCATAGACTTTTACACTTCTGATATTAGTGCTGCAAGAGTTTCATCTTATGTTAAGTCTACATTTAATTCAGCATTTGGTGATTCTTACTTAACATTTGGTACTTCAACTGGGGTGTCTGCTGCATCAGAAAGAATGCGTATTAATTCTGAAGGTAATCTTTTGGTTGGTTGTACGGGTGTATCAGGGGCTGGTGGTTCTGTTCAGGGAGCTTCTTTGTTATCAAGCGGAGCGATTAGTGTGTATAGGGCGGCTGCACCATCAGGATACTTTGCAAGAAGTAATGCTGGTGAACTTATTGCGTTTTTCAATAATACTGCTCAAGTTGGTAGTATATCTGTTGGTGCTTCATCAACCGCTTACAACACTTCTTCGGATTATCGTTTGAAAGAAGATTGGGTTGCTATGGAAGGTGCTTTGGACAGAGTGGATGCTCTTAAACCAGTAAACTTTGCTTGGAAATCAAGTGGAGATAGAGTAGATGGTTTCTTAGCACACGAACTTGCTGAAGTAGTACCTGAAGCAGTAACTGGAGAAAAAGATGCTACTGAGATTCGTTCTGTTGAAGTATCTCCTGCTGTTTATGAAGATGTTATTCATCCTGCTGAAGAAGCGGTTTACGATGAAATCATCCACGAAGCAGTAGAAGCAGTTTACGAGACTATCGAACACCCTGCAATAGCTGAAGAGTTAGATGAGGAAGGAAATGTTCTTGTGGAAGCACAAGA